AAGTCACACGTGATTCTAGGAGGTCGTTTTACTGTGTTGCAAGACATGGGGCCGTTTCGACGTAAATCTTTAAAACGGTACATCTCCCAGATGAGTGCAGCTAACCCGAAAGCTGTATTCGACGATCACGTGGCGCAGATTCTTGAGCAGCAAGGTTTTCGGTGGGAGGAAGACCCTCGCTCAATTTATGATCCTGCGCAATTGTATAGTGCCCTAGAGCGCTATGCGACAGAATGGGACGACTACGAATGCATGGATGAGCATTTGCGTCGTGGCTTTGAGAGGGCTTATCAAATATTTTCAAAGCCTAAGGATCTGAAAGCACTTCATGTGCTGAAGGATGACGAAGTCGTCTCCAGCGCGCTCAAGCTTAACAAGTCCTCTGGACTGCCTTTAATGTTGAGCAAAGCCGAGTCTTTAATGTACTCTTTTGATCGCGAGAGTCAGATTAGGCTTGAGCGCAAGGCACCCAATCCCTGCGTTGCGTATAAACGTACGCAAAGAGGCAACAAGACACGTCTTGTCTGGGGCTACCCTCTTGAGATGATAATCATGGAAGCAAGGTTCGCCCGGCCTTTCATCGATGAGATGCTCAAGAGACGTACGCCGATGGCCTTCGGTATGACGAAGTGTGAGCTCGGAGCTTACATTCACCGTTACATCGTTGAGTCTCCAGGCAGAATTGTCGCAATGGACTACTCCAAGTATGATACTACTTTGTCCAGAACGATGATTCGAGCTGCATTTCGAATCATAGCAACATGGTTCACACGTGAAGATCTCAAGCAGTTCGGCTGGGATAAGCTGACGCACTACTTTATCTATACTCCTATTGTGATGCCTGATGGTCATCTATATAAGGGTAAGTGTCATGGCGTTCCTTCCGGCAGCTACTTCACTCAGGTGGTTGATTCCATCTGTAATGTGGCTCTGTGTTACGCACTTGCTAGCCGCTTCAGTCTCCGGATCAACAGACGATCTCTGTTTGTTCTGGGCGATGATGTGCTGATGAGTGTGGTTGGTGACGTTGACCTCAACGCATGGGCTGAGTATCTCAGTAAGTTCGGCATGAAGATGAACGTTGATAAGACGCTCATTGACGAGCCTCACTTCTTGGGTGCGTTCTGGAACAAGGGTAAGCCCGATGTCCCGATTCAGGAGATAGTGAACAAGGCGGTCTTTCCTGAGAATTACAGGAATTATGGGGGTGAACCTCATAAGGGCGCTGAAGCCGTCGTGAGAAGCTACGCTTCTAACTATCTTAGTGCAGTGCAGTTCTTGCCGCTCCGGAGTGCCGACATGAGACGGGTAGACATGGGCATTTGTGGAGATGTGAATCCCAATCACCTCTCTGGTTCCGAGAAATACCTACTCGAAGAGAGTATGTTGAGTGGAATCAAACGGAGAAAGCTGCATATTCCCTCACTTTCAGTAAGGATCTTGCTGTAAGAAGGTGCACAGGACAAATTAGCGTCCGG